GTTAGAGGCCTCGCACCAGCTGGGAAATTCTTTTTGTATAGCACCGTGACCGGTGATAACTCGTATTTCTTTTTCTTTGTCTAGCCATTTCTCATATGCAAATGCAATAAACACTTTCCAAGCATCATGTACAGTTTTGCCATGTAGATCAATTGTTTTCATCTTTCGCCCATTTAAGTTTATTGTGGAGGTGTCAACCTTTATTTTCGCATTAGTTCAATAGGATCGTTAACAGGCATAGTAGCAATCATTATTCTTGGGTATTTTGCACCAGGTCCAGGCATTACTCTATGTGGAATAAAACTATTAAAGACAATTGGGCACTTGTGCATGTTGTACTTCAACAAGCAAGGATACATGTCTTGTACAGTATCGTGTATTTGACTAAAATCGACCTGTGCTGTATTGCTATGATGATTTGTCCAGGATGCAAACTTAGAAAAGTCTTCTTGTGGAATATCATACCATTCTGTCCATACATCTTCTGTGTTGTATATAGGAAAGTTAATTTTAAAATTAAGAGGAGGAGCGCCGTTATGCAAGGTAAACCCGTTTGTCATTGATTCTGTCATTAACCCTACTGTGATTTCACGTATCGGAATCTTTATGCTTGCCATATATTTTAGCAAACCAGGACAAACTCTTGCCATTGCTTTGTAATCAATTTTCTTCCAAAATCCCATGTCTTCTTTTTCATCAAGAAAATTGGTATTATCTACTACCCAATTCATTATTTCTTCTTGAATCTTGTCAAGCACATCGCACTCTAGTTCGTGTATACATTTAATATTTGATTGGTCTGGCACATAATTAATCACAAATTTACTCCCCTTGGTGCTTAATAATTATCTAATTTTTCAAAATAAACTTTAATTTTAGCATTACAAAAAAAGCCCGTCGGCAAACTTTTCATCTTTCGCCCATTTAAGTTTAAAGAAGCTGACTTCTTTTTCGCTTTTCATGTAGATACGTAAATTTTCACTTCCGTTAGTCCAACTCCACAGCTGATTAACAAAATACGGTGCATCACTGTTGGGAACATTAAACTGTTGACGTTTAAGCAACATACCTCTTATGTACATGAAATCACGTACTTCGGCACTGTACCCATAGGTTTCAATCATCCATCCCATTGCAGTATGAAACTCTATTGGACCCCATTGTCCACGAGGAAATTCTATACAATATTCAAAATAATTATTGTATGCATATCGCCCGTCAAGTTTTTTAACAGTATATTTCATACTAGTATTTAAGCCCAAACATCACGGCATCTGATTCTTCTTTAAAGTAAAAAATTACATGCCATTCGTTAACTGCAATGCCACGCCATTCTGGGTCTTCCATCATTTGACGTTGCCATTCATGATCCAGCATCCAAGCCCACCGTTCACTAGGTCTGCCAAAATCTCTATGCACTTGTTTAAGAAGTTGTGTCCACTCATTGGGATCATAAGGTGTATAACGACGAGGCACTTGAACATAATCTTTCAAGTGCCTCTGTAGTATAGTATCTATGTCATCCATAGCATTGGTAATTTGGTTGAGGGCCTGCATAGTTATGCCTTTAGTGTTACAGTTAGAAAATGGCCCTCAACCAAGCTCTTTATCCTTGACTGGCAAGGATATATTTTCCATATCTTTGATGAAACTCATCAAAGTTTTTAAGTTTAGTTGGTTGAAACGGAATAGCATATGTTGTTAGTGCAATTCTTGCTCCCATAACAACTAACTCAGTTTCAAAATTATCCATCATAAATCTAAAGAAGTTATCACTCATCTTGTGAAACTCAGCATCTTTAACAGTGCTTAATGCTTCTTTGAGTTCGTAGCACATACTGATAGTTAGTGAATACATTGCACTAACTTCTTGTACTTCTAATTTGCTTACCTTACCAGCAAGTACATCAGTTGGATTAGGAAGTTTACCAGCAATTTTTCTGTGAGCTTGAAACTTTACTGCAAGACCTTCGCCAATGGTACCAGCAATCAGATCAGTTGCAGTGGTTTCACTCATATCCTCTTCGATAAGCTCGCTTACGAAGCTCCATGATCTTGGAGTAGCAAAAGCACGACTTGCACTCTTAGCATCAAAGTCGTAAAGGTCTTGTTTAGCAAAACTCAAGTAACCAACTACATCAGGATGGATGCTATTTTCAACTGCCCAATCAAACCATGCTTCGTAGTCTGCACGTATTTCAACATGCACAAATCTATTTGCAAGCGGAGTAGGCATTCTAAAAGTAACACCTTTGTCTGACTCTCTATTACCAGCGGCAATAATAACCACATTGTCCGGTAACACATACTTGCCTAGTCTTCTGTTTAGCACCAACTGATAAGCGGCAGCTTGTACACTTGCCGGAGCTGAATTCATCTCATCCAAGAACACTGTGATCATTGGATAGTCTTTAGCAAACTCTGGAGATGGAAGATCAATAGGCGGAGCCCAATCCATTACACCATCTTCTTTGTTAAAGTAGGGCATACCTCTAAGGTCTGTTGGATCCATTTGACCTAAACGTAAATCAAACATATAACCACCAGCATCATTGGTGATCTGCTGAACTATATCTGACTTACCAACACCTGGAGGTCCCCATAAAAATATTGGTCTTTGTTTTTTGAATGCTACTTTAATTGCACTTTTTGCACCAGCAGTAGTAACTGTTCTATATTCTACTTGACTTGAACTTGACATAAGCTATCTCCTTGTTTCTAACTGTAACTTAATAATAACACAATTTTATGATATGTCAACCTATTAATCCGTGTGTTGGAATATTATTTTTTCTTGCTAATGCTCTAACCATTAGCAATTTTTGAATAAGTCCATCAATAACCTTTTTGTTAGGCTCTTCACGTGCTTGTTCAACTTCAATGGTATAAGGAAGTGTCCTGCATAATAGAGCAATTCTATCAGGTGACTTTTCGATAATTTTTTTAAGTGAATTTATACTAATTGGATTTGACATATACTATCTCCGTTTTCTAACTGTATACACAGCATAACACAGGACAGTATATTGTCAACCGTTTTCTAAGAAAAGGTTACTTTCTTTTTTCTTTACCGCCACCTGACCAGACGTCACGTGCATTTACTCTAATATATCTTTTGTTTGTTTCATTGGTGTTTGGATTAGGTATTGTTAGCATGACACGTCTACCTTTAATAAAGGCTCGAAGTTGATTGTTTACTCTTGAAATACTTTGCATGTATTCTTTACGTAGAGTTTTTGTAGCATGTTTGTAAGCATTGCCAACAATGCCTTTGCTGGTTGTACTGGTTCTTGATTTTTTCTTACCCATGCTTTTCTCTCCATACTTGTTCAAAGCGATCAGTTGTTCGTGGAAGGCGTTCGCAGTTGCCCCATAGTCTTTTTATATATGACTCGGTCATCTTATCTATATCCGATCTTGACCAACTGTCTGGAATCAATTGTCCTTTTACTGCAAAATAAAGTTCATTTGCAAACTTGTCGTCTATCATGGTATCTTGCTCCAAAATGTCATTCTATCAGCCCAGGTTATGCGATCTTGATCGTGTTCGATAAGTTTTTTCATGTAGAAAGCATGACCGCCATCCCATAAGGTTTTGGTTCCAAATCCACATTCGACTTTATAAATTTTTGAACCATCACCATCATATTCCCATAGACGGTTTGAAGGATCTAATTCTTCTTGTTTCATAGTTGATCCTTAAAAATAACGAATACTCCTACAATTTGTAACATTAAAAATACAAATGTGAAAAGCAGTTGTCCTAGTAATTCTCTAAGTTCTTTTCTGCTCATGAATATTTATTTTACCTGTTGTGACCGTTCAAACATTTGACTAACCAATGGCAAACTTACTGGATGTTCACTGCAACGTTGTGTTCCTTCCATGGTGCTTTCTATTAAAAACGCAGTCTCTGGTGGCTCTTGTCCCATTGGGCAACTACAAACTGCCAACCCATTTTTGTCAATTTTGCAATTCCAACTAAAGCAATTACTTGCTCTATGTCCTTGCTTGAGATTAGCTGGACATTCAACAATCGTACCTCTCATTTTTTCTGGATTGTGAGAAAAATCATTTTGTTGTCTTGGATAATCAGCTCTTGGCCAAAACGTACTCCACACTGAATTTTCGTCTGTTGGTTCACAACTTGTCATGTTTCCTGCACTGAGATCAGCAATGTTATCACCAAATAGTATAGGACAAGTACATTTCACTTCTGGAAATGATTCACCGTTTTGATTGGTAATTCTACCGCCGGTTGGTTTGCATGCACTGGCAGCACACAATGCAAACTGTCCATGACATATGGTAATACCTTTATCTGCAAATGCAGAAGCACTCCAAAAGAGTGCAAACAATGTAATTAATATTTTCATTCGTGTTCTCCACCAGGGTCATTTTTATCTAATATTACCTTTTTTCCGTTTACCCACATATATCTCCTGCTTCTGCTCGGAGTATGATATAAACTATTTAAGAAGAAATTGGGCTTACGTTTCGCAGTTTCAAATATCACAACTGTTGAAACAATACCTGCAATTAATAATGTATGTGCTATTGTGGTATAAGCAAAAACAGTAAGACTTCCTAAGCTCATGCTAAAAATAATACACCACATCCATGCTAGTACCTGCATGACCATGTGTCTTAC